CTCAACAAAATCGGTTGATTTAATTGTGGTTGATGCTGCTAACTGTCCTGATGAGTTTATATAACCCAGAATATTAAAGTCGGTGTTAATAGCATTAAAAAACACTCGATCACGTAAATTATCTGTATATGCTTTAGATTGATTAAGATAGTCTTTTCCTGTCGGCTTCCAAGCAGCAGACGGAGTAGCAGCAGGATCCCAAAAATATTCAAGACCAGTATCTTGTACACGCGCCAATTGATAATTGAAAGCTGGGGTGCGGGTATTTAATTCAGTTAAAGACGCAGCAGAAACATAGCCCCCTATATTTTCAATTTTCTGAATTGCTGCTGCAAAACCTTCCTGCCCTAGTCTTGATACCATCGGTAGAGATTTGAAAGGTAAGCCATAGCGAGGGGTAATAATGTTATCCGTATTTACAGCCTTACCAGTATCATCAATATCTCTTTCCAAATTCTGAAAAGTTTCTGGTGTTAGAGCCATATATTTTCTCCAAAAAAAATCCCCGCAAATGCGGGGATCAATAGGGCTAATCATTAAATAAGGTTGTTTTTTATATCGCTATCATTTTGATAATAACGTTCATCAAGGTTTACCAGCGTTAATTCATTTTCAAACACACCCGCCCTATTTTTGGTTGTAATAAGAAATAGCTCATCGTTTTGTCGATCATCTGTTGAAAGTGAATAAACAGTTTTAACTTCGCCTTGAGTTACAAGCGCCTCAACTGGTGGACGAGATAAGACAAAATCAAAATCAGTTGGGCCTTGCGTCACCGGTATGATTTCAATGAATCCACTTTTAAGCTGAAGGTGAATCACAAATGAATGTTCGCTTGATAACTTGCAAGGCTGTGAACCTGTAATATTTAAGCCATTCCAAGCCAAAACTTCCCCGGACAAAATCGCCTGTGAAGGATCACCAAAGAAAGTTGGAGCAAGGCGAGTATCATCAACCACCGCAACTGGATCACCCTTCCCTACAAGCTCGCCTTCACCAAAGCATGAGTATCGACAATTAATTGCTTGATACTTGATCTTATTCCAAGCGCGCCACGCGATTATGTGCGCCTGACTTTTATAGACAACGCCATAGCCTTCGATCTTTTTCGGGTTTGTAATTTGGTCATTAGGGATCTTTAAAGTCTTTTCAATCCAGCCTGCCTCACTATCAACGTATGTCATTTCAACACCGTCATAATTATTTTCTGGCTTGGTTCTGATTGTTCTAACTTCTGTACGAGCCTTTTTATTTCGGTGGTTGAATAATCAATAAGGCTCTCGATCTGCCCGTTCAAGCTCAAAGTAAATCTGACGATTTAGACGGCGGTCATTACAGCAAGAGACACCAGCCAACATCCTGAGAATCTCTTCAAATGATTGGTTAGCATCATCAATTGTGTAATTAAACTCAGCCATTTTTTCCGATCCAAAATACTCTACAACTTCATCAAAAACATCATAAAGTTTAGCTGTATTGACCTCATTTAAAGTTCTGCGGCCAACCAGCTTATGCAAAGCCAGTTCAATGACCAGATCTGGAATGAATCTTGAAGGAATGCGATTTGCTGATTGCACACCAGTCCTATAGGAATAAACCAAGCTCTCAGCAATACAGTTTGTCATACGGCTATCAATGGCCGTTGCTGCACGTGTTGCTTGTGTGCGCTGGCGTATTAAAACCCTGTTGTCATAAACAAGCTTATCTAAATAACGATATGCATAAGCTGTATAGAACTTTGTTTCATCCGATAAATCTACAGCATCACCATTATCATTAGTGCGGCGAGCTCTAAATCTTACAGCCCCAGTAAATGGAAGGGTTATCCACATTGAACCGCCTACACTATCCCTATTGTTGGCTTTACCATTTAAGCGAATAGTTTGATTGTAAACGGTGCCTGTAGGGTTACCATTTACAACTTGCTGATATTCAACATAGATATCCACAAATTTTGCATCAGAGCCTTGATATAGACCATTCAGGGCTTGGAAATTTAATAACAGTCCAGTAGCTTTAGCTGACTCAATCGTAAACCAGCCAATGTAATTGTCTTGGCTACCTCTTAACTTGATTGTACCAACGTTTGTTTTCTGGTCTGTTAAATCTGCCAGCTTATTCCAGTCACTATTTACAGCACTTGGAGTTGCCAAAGAAATTTGCTTATTGGCAATATCTACACCAGTTACTAAATAGTCGCCATCTAAAAAGACACTTCCTGTATTAGCAGTTAAATTTGCTGAAAGATTCGCTGTCAAAACCTCAGTAAGGTTTGCAAAGTTTGAGTTAGTGGAGACTGGGTTCGATAAGTGAATTGTGTAGATACCTGACACATAAGTTATTGAATCAATATTGTACAAGCCTGCAAGATCAAGCTGCCCATTGACTGGATCTGTTACTAAAAGTGAAGTTACGTTGATCTTTCGGTAATTCTGAAAGTCTACAACTGTCTGGGTTGAAGCTATCGAAAAGGTATTATTTGTGTTATCTACATCCACCTGACCTGTGATAGATATCTCTTCAATACCAAAGTTTGCACCGCTAATAATGAGTGAGTCATTAATAACAAATTCATTAAACTTATCGGCAGTTCCTTGGTCGTTAGCCTTAATTAAGTTCGGGTACTGAAAATAAATGTCGCTTGCTTCAATGCGTGTACTGTTTGGTGGTAAAAGGGTTTGACCGTTAATTGATGCGTTCTGTCGTGCAATAATCGGCGGCTGATCAAAAGTATCACCCCACTTATAAATCGTATCATTCCCTATTAAAGATTGATTGTGCCCATAAGCTGAAACGCTTGTACCGGGTATTTCCTGTATCGGTGTATCACCTGATTTGAAAGTAGATACTTGAACTTCATTTTCACAAAGACACATCAAAGTCTCTTCAACCTCTACCCCATCTTTAAAATATTTAATCACTGGGGCGAAAAGGTCTGGAATAGCTTTAACACGGCCCAAAATGAACGGAATTCGCTGTTTTAAACGCTGGCGGTTCTCTGGATCTGACAAGTTGTTATTACTTGAACCCGACATGGAACCGTTATTGTTCATGTTTGGCTTCGGTACTTTCACTAAGGCAGAAACAGCAGACCCAAGAATTTTTGTAGCAACCCAAGTTACAAATGAGGATAGTTCTCCCGGATGGCAGACAATACTGCAATCATCTGCAATTTCGGTTAACCTAGCGATTGATGCTTTATCATTTCGGGTGGGCGTTATGTCATTTTCTGGACATGGATTGCCGCGATAAATTTTTGCTTGTGGAAATTCTTTTTTGACTTTTAAAAATTCATACAGAATATTATCTGCATCAATTACATCAACCTCATCTTTATTGAGTGAGTTCTTGTGTAGGTAAATTTGGCTCATAATATCGAATCCGATTAAAAATAATCTCTGCTTGCTCCACAGTGATTCGCTCTGGTCCACGCTCAATTAAATGAAAAATTCGACCTTGAAAAAAAAGCCCGACATGCGAGCTTTGATCTGAGTAAGTCATTAAGACAATGCAGCCATCTTTGGGCTCTTTTATTTGCTTATTTCGATGAACAGTATTGCGCGATGTTTTGACTGTTTCTTGAAGTGGGCCTGTTAAACCCAAAAAACACGGCGTGTAATCTTTTTCAAAAATGACCTTTGCGGCCAGTATGACAAAATGCACACAGTGGAAGTTTTCAGGATCATAAACACAGTAAAAGAGCTGCCGAATATTCATGAATAGAATCCCTCAAGACTAGGATCTGTGCTTGCTGAATAAATCTGACCATTCCCTGAGTTGTTTAAGCCCGGTGCCTGTGCTTCAAAGCTAGTTCCTTTCCAGTCTCTAGTAATAACAGTGACCTCTAAGTCTTTTGCATAAGTAGAGGGTGTGTCGTACTTGCCAATGATGTAGGCTCTATAATTCAGAATAGGTGAAACCCTTTCAGCATCTTGCAAAATAAGGTCAACTAATTCAGGAATTTCTGAACCAACATCACCAATTGCAGCTGTAATTTTTTGGTCTAAGTTTTCCTCTTCATTACCACGTGTAATATTCAGTGGTGCATAAGAATAGGTAAAGGTTTGACCATCTTCATGTGTCAATTGCATTGGCTCACTGCCATTCACAATATAGCGAAGTACACGCATCCAATTCGGGTGTGATATCTCTACACATTCCAGCAAACCAACTGGCCCAGATGACTGGTCCAACACATCCAGCATTTCATCAGTAACTATCATCATTAGACTCCTGTAGCGCTTGGGAACCATTCATTAGGAATCTTTTTGATTGTTCCAACTAAAACAGGCCCGCCATTTTGCCAAGTTTCAATAATATTTCGATCGTTCTCAGGATCTCGATAAATAGGTTTAATCCTTAACTGAAAGCTGATTTGCAAAATCTTGCCGTCACGCTCGTTTTCTTTAGGCTCAGAATCAGCAATAAACCTACATTCACACTCTTCAAGTGTTCCGTTATCAAGTGCAAGCCTCCAAAGCCAGTTGTTTGGATTGCGTTGCTTATCCCGCCAAAATGCCCAGAAATATTCTTTCTCATCAGAATTGTTAAGCGAGATAGATACATCGGCTGTGTGCCATGCACCCACAAAAAAGGGGACTTGCCTTGGCGGCCCCCCTTCTGTCTCTTGCTCCCTTAAATTGCTTCCGGGTGAAAAGTTGTACCCTTTCATCAAAGGGCAAAGCATGAATCTATCCAACTTCTACCCCCTATTTCTCGATACGTTGAAATTTTCTTGCATAGACTGGCTAAATTTACTGTTTGGGTTATATACGTCATCAATAGTCACATATACCTTGCCATCATCACCAACCGCAGTATCAACCTTGGCTTTACTGTAGTTATTAACTACAACTTGAGCCCCACTATCTTTTCGATTATTTAAATAGTTAGTAAGGTCTTTGTTTTGGTTAGGATTTAAGACACGTTCACCACCATCAAGCAGCCAAGTACCTTCCTTAGGAACATTGCCAATACCATCGTGTGCCATACCAGTTAAAGATGTTTGCTTGATCTGTGCTGCCTGTGCCAATTGCACACCAACCGCTGCTGCTGCAAGAGCTGGGGCAATATATGGCCCAATTAATGGGATTGCAGACACGGATGTGTATACGTTTGAAAAGGTTTGAGGGGCATTAATTAAAGCTTGTGCCACTGCGAATGCTTTCGACATTGCAAACATGGCCTTATATCCTGCTGATTGCTCACCAAGCAAGCCTCCCATTAGGTCAGCCATTCCGCCTAGTGTCTCACTAGCAGACTGTAAGCCCATTGATGTCTTTTTGCGGTTATAGTCCTGATCAATCAAAATCATTCGATCAGTGTGCTGTTGCCATAAAGCTTCACGTTGCTCAGCAATTGACTGCAAGTCGGCATTAGGATCTTGTTCTTGTTGATCAAGAACAGTGGATTGTGAGTCAAAAACTGCAAATGATTCTTCATATCGACCGCTTTTCTCTTGCTGCAATCCATATAAAGGCGAAAACCCAGCCATATCTGCAAAGTTACTATTCCACTTTTCAGCTGCTTGAGCTGCTGTCTCAGTTGCACTTTTTAACTTTTCATACTGGGCTTCACGATATGCGTCTAAATCCTTCAGGTAAGCTTTTTCTTGCAATCCTAAATATAGATCGAGTGATTTAGTATCCCCAGCAAAAGCAAGTTGAATCTGCTTTTTAGCCTCTTCATTTTCAAGGACTAACTTTTGTTCAGGAGCCGCATATTTAAGAGTAATTGCTAATTGTTTCTTTAAGCGCTCCTCTTGTATTTTGGTTGCTTCATCATTAGCTTTTTGAACAAGGTCAAGTTCTGCATTTGCATCTTTTAATGCATCTGCTGTGCCCTTGTATCCCAAAACCGAAACATGAATATGACCACCTGTTGCACGTTTTGATGGGTTTTTATATTCATCAAGAACTTTAACAACAAAGCCATATCTTTTAGCTATCTGCTCGAGCTGTGAAACTGCCTCACCAGACTTTTTCGCATCTTCGAGTGTGAAGTCAAAAGCATTACCTGTAGCATGTTTGCTATTGGTTCCCTTGTGGTAAAGGTCATTGAATGCGGTAAATCTATTTAGCCCTTTACCCAATGCAGATTGCGTCATTTGGGCAAAGTTGGCCGTATATGCTCTAACTTGACCACCAGCAATAGACTCTTGCCCTTTGATACGTAAACTACTTAAAGCAGATGCACCTACCATTTTATTAAGGTCTTCTTGTGCTTTCGCTGCTTTGGCTGCCGCCTTTGCCTGCTCCTCTTTAGCCTTCGCGTTTTCTTTGGCTGTTTCTGTATCAGTAATGGTACTTTTTGAATTAGCTAGATTTGCTTGATTGACTTTTAACTGTGCAGCAGATAAGCCAGTTAAAGCAGGCATTGTTCCTGTTTTAACATTGCTTACAAAGGTCATCATGCTGGTGATTGTCTTATCAATTCCAGAAGCAGTATCAACCCAAATGGCCTTCCCTTCACTAAAACCAGATTTAAGGACGTTAATTTGCTCTTTAATGGTTGTCGCAGCATCAAGCCTTGCAGCGACATTGCCCACATGGTCAATTAGGCTTGCAAAACCACTAATTGACTGAATGACCACCGATACTGCACTTGCAACTCCAACAATTGCAATGCCGACCACTTTGGCAACCGTACCAACGGCGCTAAGGACAGTTCCAAAGCTCCCACTTTTTACGGCACCGTCAACAAAATACTGAATCAAATTACTTAATACAGGAGTCATTTGACCAGCTAACTGGTTTTTGAAACCTTGAAACTGGGTGCCTAATGCTTGTGTTTGAGCGTTAAGTATAAGTGACTTATCAATACTTTCTTGAGTACGGACCACGCCAGCCTCACGCAACTGGTCGCCATATTCCTTAATTAATGCAGCATTGTTAGCAAATAGGGGTGCCATGTCTCCTAAATCACTTGCTAATGACTCTAACACGAAACGTTTTTCAGCCGCAGTTGCGCCCATATCATCCAGTTTCGTTGTGATTTGGCCCAATGCCTCCACGGTATCCATGGTTGATAATTTCTTGGCGAAGTTATCAATTTCTTTTGCTGACATTTTTGTGTTGTTGGCCAACATTTCAAAAAAGTCTTTCGCTCCACCGCCTTTTGTTGAAGTATATTCACCAAGCTTCTCGGAAGTGTCTGCCAAAATATCGCTTAGCTTTTCTTGCTCAATCCCAAAGGCACTAGCAGCGCCAGCCACTATCTGGAAATTTTCAGCAGAAGTTACTGCTCTTCGAGATAACTGGTTAAGTTGTGCATCTGCTTTAGCGAGTTCAATTGCCATTTGACCAAGTGCGCCAGTCGCCAAAACCGTTCCGCCCACTGCCATTCCTGCAAGCGCTGCACCCGCCATAAGAACACCACCACGCAAAGCCCCTAACTTGCCAGTAATTCCCTCAATTGCAGATCCAATTTGAGTGCCCCCAATTGCATCTTGAATCTGATCACCAAAGCTTTTGAAAGACTTCTTCATATTGTCGGAAGCTTCTTTTGCTTTTCTTTCTGCCTGACTCATTCCATCAACAAATGAACCAACTTTCGCAACCAGATCAAGTGTTAAACGACCTAATGAACCAGCAGCCATTTACTTTTCTCCCGGCAATAAAAAACCCCGCTTAAAGCAGGGTCTTATTTAAATCTAAGTATTTTTAAGGGGTGTTTTTCCAGTTGCGCTTATCACACGCCTCTCTATCCCTTAATTTTGAATCAATACACTTTTGAGCATGCTTAAAATATGGCGCTCCCGTGATATCCCCTGTGTAGGCAGGGCAGCCCATATCGCGGCTTTGTTGCATGAACAAGCTTATTTCATTTTGATACTGGGGAATCTTTCTGGACTTCACAAACATCATCCCATCAACCAACTTAGCTCGCTCAATTTCAAAAACCTTTTCAAAAGCAATTGATTTTGTTTTTTCATCAATTTTGTTCGTAATATCTTCACAATTTACAGGGTTTGCATGTAAACCTACTGAAAAAAGCGCTGAAATTAAAAATATTGCTTTTCTCACATTATCACCATTTGTTTTTAGACTTAGACAATTTAACAAACAGTGCGCTTAATGTCATTTACGGATAAGTTGACTTCTTGAAGCCAACTTATTCGACTGCTAATTGTTCCAAATATTCAGCTAGACTAAGCTCTTCTTTGTATTCGTGAGGCATGAAGTTAAGTGCATCAACCTGCTCAGGATTTCTTGAATGACTCCTGATATAAGTTGCTGCCAAGTTTCCAATTGCTTGCTCAATACGGCGACCAAGAAAAAGAGAGCCTCGTCTCATGCGATAGGCTCTCCAAATATTAAGCTCTTTTAAGCTTATTTTTTGCTTGGCTTCTTCGATGGTGATTCCACCGATTCCGAGGACGAGCTCGCACCAGAATTCGTATTCGTCAAGTTCTTCCTCCGTGACTTTCCCATGAAGTTATTCACTTCATCGGCCACGGCATAAAGAGACTCAATGAAAGGGATTTCTGAATTAAGAACGTCTTGAACTGAGCTAAAGAATGGGGTGCCTTTTGCATCTTCACAAACCGAACCAAGTAAATGTCCTGCTTGCATACGCTTCACACTTACTGACTTGAGCTTCGAGTCAGCAATATTATCTTCGTTGATTTCCCAGTCATACGCCTTAGAAATTTCATGAAGATCATTAAAGGCTAGTTTTTTAATAAAAACCTGCCCTTCCAATTCTACTTTTTCACCAAAAGTTAATTCACGTTTGAGTTGAGCAGTAAGAAAATCAATATTTTCTTCTGTAACTTCTACAACCCACTTAACCGTTCTTTCAACTGGTGCACCAATTTTAGTGACCTTTTTGAATGCTTTAATATTTACCTTAGTCATTATGGTGTCACCGTGCGTTTAGTTCGAGTTACCTTTGATGTACGTACAAGGGTGTACTCGTACCCCATCATTGCATCAACTTCAAGGTCGTTAGGCGCCGCATCATTCAAATAGCCTTTGAATGACAGCCAGTTGCGATCATCAGGTAAATCAATACCTGTTGTTGCATCATAAGTTGGTGCAGAGGTTGACTCACCTGTACCAACATACCAATCCAGTTTTTCGCCAGAATCAGCAATTTCTGCCAACTTATCATGACTTGTATTTGTGTCATTGTAGTCAATGGCAATTGCACCTTCGCCCGGATCGCGTATCCCGCGCTCATACTCTCTGATTTCAGCTTCAAGACAGGTAACGTCTAGCTTAGAAAAAGAATCTTGCCCGAAGCCAATTTTCTTCATGCAAATAAACTTAACCACCTGCCCATCAATCACAGTAAATAACTGTGTACCCTTAGTTTTAACATTAGCCATTAAGAGCGCTCCTTTAGGCATAAAAAAAGCACCCGTTTGGGTGCTAAGTGAAAAAATTTTTTTGATGTTTCTAGCGGTTAATAATCCAACTAGCATCAAATGAACAATGCGGCATATTTGTCACAGGGTCTTTGTCAGGCTCACCATAACGAACGACATAACAATCAAGCTCAATTGCATCACGTATAGCTTTTGCAACACGCTTTACTGTGTCTATATCAACCGCATAAACATCAATCTGAATTACAGCTCTGTCTGATACTGGCCTAGAATCTAAATTATTGTCTGGAAAGCCTGTCACTGTTTGCCATGTTGCATAGGGTGTCTCTGGCTCATCTGGTGCACGCGCAAACGGATAAAGCCTTAAGATATTCTCGCTTTCAAGCAAGTCTCTGACAGCTTGATCAGCCTTGGCGAGTTTGAAGATTGGAACATCAATCATGTTAATTTTCCTCTTCGTATTGCCGACTCAACCGACTTCATGAACTCTTTTGCAAATTCATCAGTAACAACTTGAATATTGTTTGCTAATGCAGGTCTCATAAATGGATCTGCTTGCACCTTAGATGTACCTAGTTCTACATATCTCCAATAAAAAGTATCTCCACCCGGATTAGCTGAATCGCCATCTGTTTGATAGGTCTTCCCTGCTTTACCGGAGCGAACATTTTCTTTTGTATTTGCGTATGATTTAGCACCGCCAAGAACCCCGACTCTAACCATTACTGAAGATTTATCTCTAGTTTTGCCGTATCTCACAACAATATTTTCTTGAATGCTTTCCTTGGTTTTTCGGTCATCTATACGTGATGCACCCACTTTTGCAGCAAACTGAACCAATTGCATTGCTTTTCTAGCAGATGCCCTTGCACGCTTCAGCAAGGCTTTTTTGTCCTTCAGATTTTTCATTTTCTGACTGAACTCTTCCATGCCTTCGATTTTTACTTCACTAACTGCCATACGTCACCCATTCCAAGCTTTGTCACCAGTGGCAAGGTTGATAGTTAAGTATTCACGGCGTGAGTCGGGATCTCGCATTGGGTTGCCATCAATCTTGTAATAGTAGCCATCGAAAAACACACGCATGGTGCTATTAATCTGTTTGGTAATATTGCTATATCGAACTTTGGCCCGTGATTGAATTGTGCTGCTGACCGCTTTAGCAGCGATAATATCTTTTGTCGAAAGGTCAGTAACTTCTGCCCAAATTGTTGCATGATCTGCCCATGTTGAAATCACAGCACCCGTGTTTGGGTCCTGTGCATTAACAGGTTTTTGAATCATTATGCGGTGCTTAAGTTTTCCAGACTGCATTTAACACACTCCCAGATCTGTTCTAAATGGGTGTAAATGCCATTCAGCGCCTCTAGGTAATTCGTAAACGTTAGCCGTTGTTAGGTCTTCCCGATTCTCGTAAAGATTACCTAGAATCAATAAAACCCCGATTTCAATTGCTTCATTCACAATAATGCCGAGGTTAATCATTTTGGCCTTGCGAATTGCTGTATCGTAATTCAGTGAAGCTGTATGAATAAATTTATCAATCAAATCACTATCAAGTGTCTTAGCAAAAATTACATCCTGGTCGTACTGAACTTTTGCCTCAGAAAGAATCAAAGGTATTTCTTCCTTGGCTAAATCAAGAGCGGCTTTATCTGAGTAAAAATTCCTATTTAAATACTCTTTAGCTATGCGCTCAGCAGACTCAAGTTTACTTGCAATGTCATTGTCAATGTCTTCATCGACACGCAAGTGAGCCATAGCTTTATTTATTGAAATCACTGACATGACATTGCCCTAATTATTCTGGTTTTGCATCTTCATTGGTGGTTTTAGCGTTTTCATCAGACTTAGTTTCATCATCTGAATTGTTGGTTTCATCAGTTGAGTTATTTGACCCATCTTCAGAACCATTATTCTCATTACCACCTGCGCCATTTTCATCTTTTGGTGGTGCTGTATTCTTACCTTTACCACCTTTGCCGCCCTTACTGCCTTTGCTTGTTTGTGGTGGCTCTGCTGGATCTTGAGCAGATTTATTGTCCCCATCTAAAACGGCTAAGCCTTTTTTAATAAGCTCTTCAGCAGTTTGGTCTGAAAACTCGCCAGATTCCCCAGATTTATAAAGGTGAGTGCCCATCTGGATTACATCAAGAAATTTAACTTTCATGCGTTTATTGCTCCAAAAAAGAGAGGGTTTCCCCTCTCTTCTTCAATTAAGCCGTTGGGAATGTGCCTTTAACGAATGCTTCAGGACGATACACAGCAAGTGCAAGACGCTCTTCACAGCGAACAGAAATCATGTTCTTTTCAAAGTCGTCTTGGTTTTCTGTAGAAATCACCACATTTGCATCTTCACGATCAAAGATTTGAGCGCCTTCAGCAAAAGCACCTGTTAAGAATTTGCCATCTAGACCAGCTTGGTTCGTTTCTGCTACAGGCAAGCCCCATAATGATGGAGTCATGGTTCCAAATGGGCTTGTAAACAAGTAAGCGCCAGTGGTGTCTTTGAGTAACTGGATTTCGGTCCAGTCTTTTGAGTGTAAAACCGTACCCGTAGCGTAATAATCAGCTAATGCCGCTTGAAGCATTGCCAAGCGGATGATGTCCACCTTAGTCGGGTTAGCAATAGTGATTGGTGCACTATAAGCCGCAGCTTGTGTGTAGATCCCGTTTAAGTTGTTGCCAACACCTGAACCAAACAAAAGCTGTGTATCTTCTGCGCGCTTCAAACCGTTTAACATACGGTTATTGATGAAGCTTTGAAGTTGTGGCAAGTCATCAAGAATTTGCTTAGATGCTTTCAACATGTGAGCAATGGTTTTTACACTTTCCATCACTTCTTCGAATGTGATTTCTGAGTAAGGCTTAGTTGTGTTTTCAGGAACCAGTGCAGCATTATTTGTAAAGCCAGTTTCACGCAAATACGCAATTGCATTTGAACCAGTGCGACCCGGTGCGAGCAAATCACGAATAGTTAAACGCTGATTTGGCTTTGCGATAATTGGTGTCGTGCCATCAACCGGATTAACTGCAAAAGAAATTAATGCGTTACGTGGCACATTCACATTTAAGCGACTTCCCGCACGAACATCTTTTGTGAAGTTAATTAAAGACTCATCTTTAATAACTAGATCGCCAGCTCGATCGGAAACACCGTTGTTGTTATTTCCATTTTTGCTGATTCGAGCGAACATCTGTTCAGCTTCACCCAATTGCACTTGTAAATCATTCTGCACTTGGCGAAGGTTATTAAGGTCTGTTAAAGCCTTGTCAACCGCCTCTTTTGTTTGGTTTGATAAATCCCCAGCACTTTTAGCTTCGTTAAGTGCTTTTTCAGCCATTGGCTGTACTACTTCTGTTAACTCTTTAAGGGTCGCATTAACTTGCTTAAGTTGTTCTGCTGCTTGGTCATTATTACGTTCAGACATAAATTTTACTCACAAAAAAACCACCTCAAAGGGTGGTTATTAATTAAAAAAATATTGGCTTAGAATTTTCGAGCAGCGTCTTGCATGTCTTTTATTAAGCCAGATAAATCAAGACTAGCGCTTGGCATAGTCTCTGTTTTGGCAGCGCTTGGCATGCCCTTAAAATCCTTCATTAAATTACGTCGATCATTTCGACTAACCCCAGCCTTAGCCATGATTAAATCTATCTTGTGTGCTGCTATCCGATCTTTTGAAGAGTTGCTTGTGACTTCTTCCACGGCATCAGAGTCAAGATAAGTATCTGCAAAGCCTTGCTCTACCGAGTTCTTACCATTAATCCATGATTCCTTGTCCATTTGAGCTTTTAACTCATCAATAGTTAGACCTGTCCGAATGCTGTAAATGTCCGCAATGGTTTCGTCTATTTGCTCAAGAAAGTCTGCTGTTTCTCGCATATCGTTGCGATTACCCCAAACCCCTGTCCAAGCATTGTGAATCATGAAAAAGCCTGCTCGCGCGATCTGGATCTCATCTGCGGCCATAGCAATGAATGAGGCAGCAGAAGCAGCCAGACCAAGCACACGGACAGTGACATGACCTTCATATTCTCGAAGCAGGTTATAGATTGTTAAACCCTCAAAAACATCACCGCCGGGCGAATTGATGTTTACAACCACATCAGCCCCATTCATAGAGCGGAGAGCCGCGCTAATTCGTTTTGCTGTTACACCTGTATCTGTCCACCAGTCATAACCAATGGGATCCATGATGCTAATTGTATTGTCGCTTTCGTCTGCTGCTTTAATTGCTGGGTTCCATCGGTCCAACGCAAGCGGCATAGAAAACCCGTGCTTTTCGGCTTTAAAGTCGGCTTTAGGCAACTGGTTTCGCTTACCCATCGGTATTACCCCCTTCGTAATTTTTACCCACTTCATCGAGTGAAATTAATGCTGATTGAACTGTGTATGTGTCACCACCCGGTATAGGAGGTAAGTTTTCTTTTGCTCGAATTTCATTTCGATTCATCCAGCCATTATTAGCAGCAGAAGCGTAATATTCAGACCGTGTTTTACTGTCAGCTCTTAACAAGCCTTCAATGTTAAAACTAGCAAAGTAAATTTCACTTTCGGCACGACCAATAAGGCATCGAGATATTTCTTGCTCAATGTTTACTAATAGTGGGCGTAATGAATATTTTAAGAACTGTAAATCTTGCGCCTCAGCAGATGATGCCCAAGAGCTTTGTTTGTCTAGATGCCCAATCATGAAAGGAGGAACACGGAACCATCGGCAAATCTCTTCAATTTCAAAACTGCGAGTTTCGAGCATCTGAGCCGCTTCAGGATTCATTGTAATGCCGTTATAGGAATAGCCATTTTCCAGCACCATTACCTTTCCAGCATTTTTAGAGCCCATAAAGCTTTCGATGTTCTTCTTAAGCTGCTGTCTCTGCTCAGGAGTATTGGCTTTGTCAGTGCTTAAAAAGCCAGATGTTTGAAGCCCATTCTCAAAGAACTTGGCCGCTGTTTGTTCGGCTGACATTGCTGTACCGAATGTCTCGCGCCCTTTACCAATTGTATAAATCCCCATAACACCATCAATGCCAAAGCTGCGAATGTGCATTATGTTTTTTTCATCAATTTGACGGCGAACACCTTCATCGGTATGAAAATATTCTAAAGCCCCACTTACTTTATTTCTTATAACCTGCATGTTTTGTGGCAAAAGAGGGTCGAGTGAAATAATGCGCTTACCATTGGGACTGCGGATAATTTCAGTATATGAGTTACCCCATAAAACAATGCTTGCCACAATAAATAGTAAAAAGCGGCTTTGGGTCATTTCATAGTTCGGGGAACTACACAGCACATTATAAAGTGGGTGTGTCCTTGCTAAAGAACTGCTGCCATCAGCATTTGCTTTATAAAGCTTTAATGGCAATGTAGATACGGTTTCTGAAACTAACCGCACACAGGCAAAAACGGCGCTCAATTGCAGCGCCGAATCTACTGTAACAAACTTACCACTTGCAGTGCTCTGTAGGTTTTGGAGCACATCAGGAGAAAAGCTTAACTGTCCGTTTAATCCCAGAAAACGCAAAGCCGCTTTAGCCGCTTTGACTAAGCGGTTTGGTTTCTTATTCATACACCCACCATCACAGGTTCATCATAAAAGCCATTTGGATCTGCTTCACCAGCTAAGAACATGGCGCGATTAATACCCATTAACAAAGCAATAGCTCCATCAATCTTTTTAGAGTTATTAGCCTTGCGCGGAAAAACGTTGTTGTTAGCATCTGGACTAGCAATAACGTTACTAATCATCCAAGTTAAAATAGGGTTTCCATCATGATGAAAACGCTTCGCAGCAATAGCTGCCTCTAGCTCGCGCATTGCAGGGGAAAATGACTTGGTTGTTTTTGGAATTTTGACTGCCGTATAACCCTTTTCCTCAACTTTGTTAACAATCTGAAAGCCTCCCCACTCATCAAGTGGAACTTCAGTTAGAGCGACATGTTGAGCCATATCAGTGATATCGTCAGCAATCTTATTAAGGTCGTTTTCAGCCTTATCATGGGCATCAATTAAGCCCATATTTAGCCATTTCTGATAAAGCTTAATTACCTGCTTTTCTTCACCATTAAAAACCGTGTCTTCAGGTACATAAAATTTAGGAGCAACACAGTAATAATGAATTTTCCCGTCACTTTCGCGGCGGTAAAACAGATTGACAGTAGCGGCCAAGTCAATTTTTGCTGCAAGATCGGCAGAAATTAAGCATGGTACCGCCTTAAACTTATCAATTGTAAGTTTGGTGTCTGCACATGCCTTCCACTTTTCGATGTTGAAAAATGCAGTTCGAGCAGATACCCAGAGGTTTAAATGTTTAGTCTTAAACGTATTCTGTCTAGAAGGATGCTGGATTGCCTTCTGCTGTTGTGAGATTAAATAATCTTCATAGATTGATACGCCAAAATTTGGATTTGCCTTTTGCAAAACAGCAGGGCTTGTCCAGTCATCATCCTCGTCTATTGTCCACAACCATCCAAACAGCTCATCATCTTCAATCACACCGAGCAACATTTGCATGACACGATCACGCAACTCATAACATGGGCCCTCAATATCAAAGCCCGCTGTTGTAATTGTGAAGATTAAAGGCTGTCTGCGTGCACCCATGCCTGTTTGCATTGTGTCGTACAATCTAGAATCTGAATGCTCGTGGTACTCATCAACAATAGCGCAATGAGGTGATTGTCCGTCTCCCGGATCACCAATAATAGGCTCAAAAAGAGAACCGTCTGTTGGTATTGCTAAACTACCAGCATTAACAACAATCCCCGTTGCTTCAAGCAAATCAGGCGAACGAGTAACCATGAGTTTTGCAGGCTTAAATACTTCCCATGCTTGTTTTTCAGTAGTTGCCCCAGAGTAAACCTCAGAACCAAATTCACCATCATTACAAAACATGTTGAGAGCAACACCTGCTGCAATTGCAGATTTACCATTTTTACGTGGCACTTCCCAATAGCTCTCTCTAAATCTTCGGTACCCATCTTTTTTTCTGACCCAACCAAAGGTGACAGCCAGCCCGAATTTTTGCCAGTCTTCTAAGGTGATTTTGAGTCTTTTTAATGCCCATTCACCTTTAGTGTGTGGCAGCAGCTGAACAAAAAGAATTTTTTTCTCAGCTAGTCTTGGTTCAAATTTGTATGGGTAATCTTTACTTTTCGATTTTGCTAAATCATCAAGGTGTCTTTGGCATGCAAGTCTCACCCATTTACATGCAGGGATTTTGCCAGCAACAACTGCTTTACACCATTTGTTGGCAGCCTCAACATTTGGGTACATAGCAGCCATTTAAATCCTCACATTGCTAGAACCCCTGCAAACTGATTGCCTTTATTTTTTTGACCGTCACCAATCAAACGACTTCTTGAGGATGGATCTAATCCAAGTAAAGAACCAAACATTGCCATTTGACGAGCTGCTTCATTCATTGCTGTTAAGGCTGGGTTTTTAACAGGTCCACCCTGCGAACCAGCCACAACAATTCCATTCAAAGCAACTTCCTTTTGAGCCTGTCGCCAGTTCTCATAAGCAATGCAGAAACTTTCAACATTGTGCATATCAGTTATGCGTAGGATTTTGTTTTTTAAGAGCTCAGGAACAATTTCACGCCAAATGGTTGGCGCATAATCTAAGTCGGCCATGTATTCAGGCACATCAATGTTTGTTACTTCTGAAAACTCTGGAACATTGTTATTTAGAGGCCGTTTACCGGGGTTGCCTGCGGCCCGTTTTTTTTCGTCTGGTTTAGACCTTCTACCCCGACCAGGCACAGAAGCAATTCCACCCATTTGTCAATCCACTAAATTTTTAATTTCGCGTGTGTAAAAATGTGACTGGGGGGGCGGTCATTTAGGCTAAGGGCCTGAACTTTTACCCCACCCCTCCCCATCACGGCGATTTCTGCACACTTTTTGTGCACTCATGCTTTAATTGCCAAGATTATCGAGTCAAGCTTACAAATCAGAAGAGGGATTGAAATTAAAAGAACTGACAAGAAAACTTTCTTCAAAGTTAGCTCTCTTATTTGTCCTAGCTGTTCTGATTTTACTGAATCATCAATACCGTCAACTTTAATTCGTGGCGGTGTTTGAACTATTGGCGGTGTTGGTCTTCTCTCTGGAATAGAGCTATTCATTGCCTATTCTCCTTGTATGTTTCTTTGCCTTTGTTGGTGGCAATAAAAAACCTCCCGAAGGAGGCCATTAGATTTATTAAGTTAGAGTTTTGCTGCTATTACTAATTCACGTAGTGTCGCACCAGTATGAGTATCTTTCATCTTCGTAACCCAATATAGGTGATTAAACCACTTCTTCAACTCCCAGCAGTAAACATCATCCATTGCTTTGGTATGGGTAGCATCATTCACTTTGTCTTTACCGCCAAACTTAAGCAGCAATAACTCATCATGAGAAAATAACCATCCACATTTTGCACATTGATAAGTATGTTTATGCTCATCATGGAATCTATTTGGATGAGGAATGATTGAGTCATGAGCACAAGAAGATTGTTCTTGAGTAACAGTGAACTCAAGCTTACGACCATCAATAGTTTTAAAAGTTCGTGTTGTCATAATTGCGCTCGCTTGGGTTTCGGTGAATGCCGAAAGCCATTATACCAAACTAAGTTGCTGTTAAGGTTTCTTAGGTGGTTGTATTGGCTGCCCATTAATTGCTTTATTCTGCTTATTGATATTGACAGAACAATTCTTTTGACAAGGCATATAGCCGCCGTGCTTACGGGTATAGAAGCAACCAACGCAATTACATTCATCTTTGAATGAGATATGAATAGATCCTGTAATAATCATTACCCGCTCTCCTTTGCTGTCTTCTCTTTATGGCAAGCACCACAAAGGCTTTGTAGGTTATCTGGCTCATCATTGCCGCCAAACGCTTTAGCCTTGATATGGTCGACGTCTGTTGCTGGTGATATACGACCAACGGCGCGGCATTGCACACATAGATAACCGTCACGCTCTAAAATACTTTCACGCAACTTACGCCATGCATGACCATAACCGCGCTCTGTAGTTGAGCCTGTACGGTCCTGCCGCTTTCCCCAACCACTCCGCTTCTCTGCATGATCATCACAATATCCTTTCTGACTTGCAGACTTAACTACGTTTGTGCATCCGAATTCTCGGCAGGGTCTGGACATAGGCTTACTCGCGCATCAACACCATTTAATAAATCAATCGATATCCAATCAATATCCAACCCTTTGCGTTGATATTCTTGGATCAACTTAACCAAGTTGAGTTCCATCTGCTTCCGTAGAACTTCTGGTGTTTCAAGTTCGATTCTTACATAAAGTCTTTCAATGTCTTCATTTAAGCCATGAAAAGCCAAGCGATTATTGATAATGCTCTTCGGAATCATCTTGCTCACCTTTTAGATCTGGTAGTGAATGAATAACACTATGGATATCTTTAACCTTCTTGGTTACTGCTGGTGGTATCTTCTTAGAAAGTTCAGAATTAATTTCTAAAAGTTTTTTCAAACTATCATTCTGCTTCGGTGTTAGAACAGTTTCATGCTCATGCAACAACCAAGTACCTTCTTTGGGCACATAATCCACACCATCAGTCCAGACACCCGACTTTGGCGAACCATGCTCATGCTCAAGAAATGCTTTCTCATCTTGGAGCTTTTGCATTGCTTCTTGTATTTCATGTAAACGGTTAAAAGCATCATTGCGTTTAGTTACCTTTAGATCACCCAACAAGGCATCAATCTGTTCTTGATTGGTTGGGTGTACTTCAATAACCGCCTTCCATGGTTGACCCGGCTCAGCCACTAAAGTGATTTTGTTTACATGTTGAAGATACTCGCCATTATCAAGAAGAACTTTAGTTCCATTGCACAATGTGAGGCTACCTTTGCTTTCTGGTGGGATAATGCTTGCTACTCTAGGCATCGTTATTAATCCTCTTTAACCCTAGCTTTGCTAAGTCTTCATCACTTAACTGCTCAATTGTTGTTTTTTTATCTACAGCTGCAACACTTAAGCCTGTATGTTTGGCTATGGCTTGCAATTCTTTATGAAAACATTCGTGTTGGTGTGATGAAACAAAACTGCTTAAGTCGTATTTAACAATTAGATATTTTGTTTCTGGTCTGATTTGCTCAATCTCAAAGCTCGGATCTATTACCATATCAACCACCATCTAGTGATGCTGAGCTGCTTTTAGGTTCTTCCTCTTCAAACATTGACAAGACTTCACTCAATTGTGCTGCCTGTTCAGCATTGATTTGAATTAATAAATTGTTCTGCTCGAGCAATTTATTGTTTTGTTCAATAAGCTTGATTAACAGTTCTTGTTGGTTTATTTCACTGGTCATCTTGATAACACCATTTGAGGTCATCTGGAATGGTCAGCTTTATGCCTAAGTCTCTATGGGCATATATATTGATCTTGTCCAGATATTTAGTGAATTCTTTGATTGTGGCCTTTCTACTCTGCAAATGGTCTTTAATGAACGTGTGAACCAATTGTTGGTAGTCCTTCTCAAGCTGCTGGTGTTTAGGGCCATCAAAAGCCTGAATCACATCTTTAAAGTTCTGCAAGGCGTAGTATTTTTCCGCAGTCTCTTGCCGACTTTCTACATAGATCCGAGCCAAGTATTTTTTCTTGAAAAATAAATGAGTCTGGTTCTTTGAGTTTCCTGTTTTCAGCCTGATCTGCTCAAGCCAAGCCCAATAGAGTCGATTTTGGGCGGCGCTCCTATCATCAGCTTTCTGATTGATTCTGACGATTAACGGCGCGCCTTCTGCGATTGCATTTGAATGATGGGTGTTGAGGTAGTTAATTACCTGAACAATCCCAGAATAACTATTGATTGGGAACGTTGCTGGCTCCATATTCCCACCTATAAATTAATCATCCACGGCGGCACGTTTACCAGCTTCTAACACTGGAACATTAGCCTCAGTCGGAACGTAAATAATTTGCTGAATCTTGCCATCACGCAAAGCATCACCAAATGCACCAATAAACTCTTGCTTACGGTACTCTGGATAATCTTTTGCGGCTTGACCGATAGTTTTGATTGCTTCTGCACGTAACTTCGCGCTTTCAAGCTCAGCTCGCGCCGTTTGAACCTGAATCATTTTTGATTGTTCAGCTTCTGCCAATAGTGCTTGACCATTCATGCCCTGCTTCCACACCTTATAATGAGGCCATGCAAACATAAGCAACATAATGACAATTAAAATGGCGACAAAGCATAACGCGGCTAACACTACATCAGCTTGGCCTTTCTGGTTGGTTTTCATTTCTCGCTTCCTTTTTATGGACACAAAAAAAGAGCCTCTCGGCTCCGGTTAAAACCCACCGCTTTTAATGGGTTAATTTGGGTTTTAATAGTTTTTATAATTTCAAAATAGGTCATCTTCTGGCTCAAGCATTGCATTGGTCCGCTTAAGCCATTTATCAAATAGTTCTTCACTTTCCTGTCTGCTGCCTAATTGGTAGGTATCAAATAAATGATGACAGGAAAAACACAATGAAACGGTTTTTGAGTCACAAGCCTTAATGGATCTGCCTTTACCGTCTTTGCTTGAATTAGAATGCGCGGCTTGGCTTGGTGCTGGTGCGCCACATCTCATGCATGGCAGCTTGCGAACTTGAGCTAATCGATTAGCATCACGCATTTAGTATTGACCGCAAATTGTTAATCTGGCTTTTCAGTCGGAGAATGATGCTATCTATGACAAGCATTTCATCACGACTTAACCCGGTGCGAGATAAATTCTGGTAGCGGCTTAATTCTTCTGAGTATTTATCAAGATTCTTTTTTGCTTCAACAATATCTGTCATATATCCCCCAGAAAAATAAAAGCCCCGCCAATAACTAGTATTTGGCAGGGCTTCATGCGCCGTAATCCGTTCGGCAAAATTGAGAGGTGCCCCAACAAAGCACCTCCCGCGAGATAACTAAAATAAATACCTTCAAATTTGATGGCATCTTTTTATTCTTCAGAAACGCAAAAAGCCCATCAACTTAATGACAGGCTTTAATCTAGATTCACCTTCTTGCTTATGTTGCAAGGGTTACTAACTAATTTAGTTGCACCTTATTTACACTTCGCACAACTTTAACACAAAAATACCACTACCCCTGATCAGGGTCAAGTGCTCAAGCAAAATTATTTGCATATTTCTCAATAATTTTTTGCTCATGTGGTTTTGTAAACAATACGGCGAATTGGATTAAGTTTTCAGGAATAAATAAGCGATTACCTCTTTTAATGTAATCCTCTAGCTCCCGCAAATTCTGGTCATGTTGTCTTAATTTTTTAGCTAATGCTTTAAGCGCCACCCCTTCCATTTGGTTAGGGTTCTTGATTTCTCTGTACAGTCGATCAAAGTAGTCCTTTAATCTTTCGGCATTATGCCAAGCAGCTATCACATCATATTCAGCAATATTTCCGACTAGCACGCGCTTAATATCTGTCACGTTCTTTTTACCACTCAGAATTTCGGCGTTTACCTCTTCCTCTGTTTTAAAGTCATCAATATATATTGCGCCGCTGCTTGAGACTTCTTGCCCAATTCTTCTACGCATCCAGTAATCCAAAGCATCTTCTTTGAAGCTCTTAATTGCCATTTTGATTTGCAAAAATGTCATTCTGCCCGACTGCGTCAAGATACTTTCAAGGTTTTCTTTTAACTGAGGCAGCTTCTCAAACATTGCTTTAATTTGTAGATATTGATTTGCATTATCTCTAAGGTGCTTAAACTGTTTTGCTTTTTCATCAAAGGTCATGCCAAAGTGCTTTTTCCCACAGTTGTGGCCAATGATAATTTCATTACCATCATGAAGCTGTGCGATATATCCTTTTTGATGATTCTTCCCGCAACTTGAAATTCCACAACTAACCATTTCCCTTAATACATAAAACCCGACTAAATCAGAGATAGTGTTTGAAACGTCTTCCCCCCTAGCAATCGTTACCTTTTCGACAAAATTGGGTCTAGATGTGATTTCTTCAAAATTTGTTATTAAATTAAAGTGTTGGGGATTTTCTATCATTCTTGCTCACCGTTGCTCAATCTTCATACAATTATCTGAATTACCAATAAATATCAATAGTTAGATCATACCGATCCGTTTTTATATTCAATAAACTGATAGCGATTGTGCAAAGCAGCCAACCCGCAACGAACATCGTATTTTGCATCCATGGCAGTACGATCTGAATTTACTAGTTGCGTCCAAGATTTTTGATTGAAATATCTCTCTATTATTGCATCCATCCAATCAAGCATAGCTTCAGAGGTGCAGCCGTCTAAAATATCAATAATCAAGCGCTGTACGGCTCTAGCCTCATCATCTGTAATTAAACAGACATTAGGTTTTTTTGAGTTTTTATCAATGAAGCTTTCATCACACATGTAGTAAGCAACAATCTTTTCTCTATCGCCCTTCTTAAGTCTTAGTTTTGCTTTCTTAATCGCCCCCACTAACGGGTTTTCAGTAGATCCACCAAATCGAATCATTGCACCCTGCCAATAACCAAATTGACGCAACCATTCTGGCAAATCGTATTTAGACCAATCAACACCCTGCATGATATGTAACTTTGAATTCATAGATCCCAACCCTCATTTACCGCTTTATTTGATGTATTCATGCTTACTAGTGTTCGTAGTTCGTCACGTTCTTGCTTAACCTTTTTCAGGTGATGTTCATGCCCAATTGTTTCGCCGTGATGAGCTGCTTTTAATTGCTTTATTTCTTTATATTTCCGTTCAATCAGTTGGTTAATAGATTGGTCTTGATATTTGATAATTCTGTGCTGAATGATTACTCGCTTTGTAAGATTATCAAGCACGGTTTGGGTATTTACTGCACCCTCTAAAACCTCATCCGCTTTAATCGCTGCCTCAAATATTGAGAACACACCCCATAAGAGAACAAGCCATAAAAACCATGACGGCAAGCCATTGGCAGAGAGCGCTGTATATACAATTGCCACCATGCCAAAAATAGAAAATCTAGCTACCACTAAATCAAGGTTAGGCTTAAACGTCTTCTGATTCATGCCTTACGCTCCCACTTTTTGAACCGATAAAAAATTAGATACAATGCCAACAAAAATAAAATCCCGTGAGAAAACGCCAGATATTTACCTCCACCCAATATGATTAAAGTCAAAACACATAAGAAGAAAAAAGAGATATCCATGAAGGCCAGTGAAAAGCGAAATTTAGTTCGATTTCCTGAAAACTGGTGAAGCTTTGCAGCTAAAGCAGCCATAACCAGACCAAGAAAAGTTGCAATACAAATAATGATCATGATGAATAAGAATGTTTTCACTCTGCCGCCCCTTCAATTGCCTTAAACTTACAGATATCCAAGAACTCTAAAACCCGAACACTCCCCCTTTTACCATGGCGATTTTTTGCAATAATCATTTCAGTTACCCCAAGAGGTTGGAGGGTCTTGTCATCAGTTAGTGGATTAACGAGAATAATTTGATCAGCATCTTGTTCAATTTGCCCTGATTCTTTGATATCAGAGGCTTTAGGCTTCTTGCCTTTTTCAGATTCACGGTTTAGCTGAACAAGAGCCACAACGGGGCATTCAAACTCTTTAGCCATTGATTTGAGTTCTCGGCTAATTGAGCCAACTTCTTGAAAGCGATCTTTCTTGCTTGGGTCGCGCACCAACTGAAGGTAGTCAACAATGATGCATCCAAGTTTAGTGCCCGCTTTAGCGAAACGGCGCTTTGCTCTTCTTGCGTATGCTCTTACTTCACTAATGCTCGGCTTTTGCTTTGGTTCGATCCAAATAGGCAAGTTGCTATAAACTTCTTTGTAGTTTGCGTACTCTTTTAACAGGCCATCGTAAAGAGTTGCATTGTGTAGATTGTCGTATGGAATAGAACTGAGTGAGCTAAACATACGATTTGAGAGTGTTTCTTTATCCATCTCAGCAGAGATGAAAAGAACGCCCTCTTTTTTGAGCATTGCGGTATCAATTGCCATCATTTGGGCTAAAGTTGACTTACCAGAACCGGGGCGACCACCAACCACACAAAAATGACCGTTTTGGACGGTTCCCAACATTTCATCTAGTGTTTTAAGATTGAACTTAACACCAGTTGTTTCGTGTCTACTCTGTCTGTCAAATTTGTCAATCATTTGCTCTAAGGCGCTTTCTAGAGCACTGCCAAAACTTGCCCCCATATCTGCATCATCGGTCTTATCCATTTGCCCTAGAAGATTTTCAGCCTCAACAAATACATCAGGCAGTGTTGTATCTTTTGCCATAGCAGCAATGCGATAACCGATTTGCTCAATTCTTCTGTGAGTTTTAAGTTTATTTAACTGAGTTACATAGCTTTCAGCGTTGTAAAAACTACTTGGTGCATCTTGCATGAGTTGAATTAAATACTCTTCTCCACCCATCAAATGCAAAACGTTTTTGCCCTTTAGATGATTCGCAACCATAACAACATCGTAAGGATAATTACCTTCAGATAATTCAACGATTGATGTGTAGATCTGCTTGTGACGATCAGAGTAAAAACATTCAACATCCAATTCTTGACCAATTGTCTCTAGTGATAATGCTGTGGTCATAAGCGCAGCAAGCACGCATTGCTCCATGTTCACATCATGAATATTTGTATTGAGTGACATTACCATCTGCCCTCCATAGCTTTGTATTGAGTAGGTGGTGCTGTTTCTCCTTGCTGCACATTCTCATCAGAAACTTGGGAACTACCAGCATTAGCCAAGAATTGATCTACATGTTTCGCGCTTCTGCAAATTAACTCAATGTCAGTAAAATTCTTCTCAATGTGAAATGAGGATTTTGAGCAACCTATCACAGCCTGTTTCAAATCTTGGGATGTATACCCCTCCTTGAGTCGAGCTTTGATCTTATTCTTGCGATCATTGCTTAGAACGGTTCTATCGTTTTTGTTAAACGTAACTTTCCAAAAATCGAAAATCTCTTGAATCTCATCTTTGAAATTCTCTTTTGGTTTTTCAGCGGGTACAGGTTCGCCGTTAGGCGGACATATATTATTTTCTTGGTTAGATGGTTCGTTGGTTAGATGGTTAGATGGTTTAGGCTTTGTTTGGCTTTCTTTGGGTTTTTCTGGGTTTAATTCGCTTTCATTTGGGCTTTCTTGGCTTTCTTTTTCAAAGCCAGAATTATCAAAATCATTCCCATTATTACCAGAATCATTGTTTGGGTTTTTCTTTGGGCGACCACCTTTTTTGCCATTCTCTGCTTGTTTTGCAAGGAAAGCTTTATACTTTTCAAGATCCTCTTGAATGTGGTTTTGGGTATAAATGCCATTTTCACCACATGTGAAAAATCGCTTCAGGACCAACTTTACCGCTTCAATTTCTTCTTCGGTTTCAGCCCAAACCCATTCGATGGCCTGTTCAAGCGTTGGAAATGTTTCACGGTCATAACAGGCATCTATAAGCAGGTTATACACCCCATGCTGCAAAATATTTAATCTTCCAGCCTTGCGGTAATAGTCACCTATATTTCGCTCGTAGTAGTGCATTACAACTTATCCTTTGCTCTTAAACGATTGATTACGGCGCTCTCAAAGCGGTTGATTAGTGCGTACAGGTGCCAGTTCTTTCGCAAGTCTTCAATGACTTCTTTGGCGCTGTGAGATGTTTTGTCAAAGTCCTTTTCAATGCCTAAAGCTTTTTCAAGATCTCTATGTGTTTCTCTATAAGCATCAAGCGTTTCAACATAAGCATCATGATCTACTTGCCATTGAGTAAAGACTTGATCTTCTTCAGCGTCTGGGCTTGCACAGATTGAATTTTGTGCTAGTATTGGTTCATTCATTTTGGTTCGCTCCAAATACGATATTCAGACCGCTATCTGTTCCCGCAGATGGCGGTTTTTATTTCTTTGGTGTTGGAATAAAATCGACTAAGAGTAGTTCAGGGTGTTTAAATCTCTCTTTGGCTGGAATGCCTCTAATTTTCCAATTTTGAACACGCTGAACGTGGTAGCCCAAAGTTTGAGCCAGCGCAGTAGCACCTCCATGCTTGTCGATTAGCTCGCTATCTTTTTGGATACTACTCATTAGCACCTCGAAATAAATCATTTTGATTGATTTAGTATACACAACCAAAAATATCAATCAATCATTTTGTTTTACACAAAATGTGTTAATATACGCCGCAATTGATTCTGAGCCTGTCTGAGTGAGCCATGGAAAAGAAGTACATCCACCCAACAATGGAACGCGTTTACCAAGTCACAAAAATAACTGGATCTGATTTGGCCTACGCTATAGAGGAAACACCCCAGATAATTTACAACTGGGAGCGCAGAGGTATTTCTAAACCGGGTGCTTTCAAGGTGTCTAAAAAATTCAATATTGATTTAGGCTGGATACTTAGTGGCAATGGTTCCCCAAATATTGAAAGTGTCAGAAGCGAACCAGTACCAACGGTTGTAAGGCGTGGTGGTTGGGTTCCTGTAAAGTCCTATTCAAAAATGGGTATGGATGGCTATTACACTGAAATGGGTTATTTAGGTAATGGCGGTGATGGCTATGTACCGTCTCTTACAGCTGGTCCAAACGCTTATGCTGTAAAAGGTACAGGTGATTCAATGTATCCTGCGATTCGGAATGGATGGTATGTTGTCTGCGATCCAGATGCTGAGCCTACACCTACAGAGTTTGTAGAAGTTCAGCTTAAAGATGGCAGGCGAACTATTAAAGAATTTATTGGGATTGTTAATGATGTACTTCATCTTTTAGCCGTAAATGGTGAGGCAAGAATGACTATTGATATGGAAGATGTAGCTGCAATTGTTGCGGTATCTGATATCATCCCGCCAAGCAAGCATGTGCATGAGTATCCGGTTCAACCAATGCAGAATATATATTTAGATTAAGAAAAATTAAAAATAAAAAGCCCGCTATTGGAATAGTGGGCTTTTTTATTAACTAAAAATAATTAATCAAAATGATTTAAAATTATCTTGACTCTCTAAAACAAAATGATTTATCTTAAATTACACAAAATGATTGATTCATTTTTTAAACAGGAAAACCAGAGTCAATGCTCTGGTCTTTTAAGGTAAGTCATTGTCCTGAAAATTTTGGTCGAGGATCGGGACAAGCAACTCTTGAGTGGTCACATTATGAACCAAATCACAGATACTAGTCAACAAAACAGTATTAATTCACACCTTCGTTCAACTAACAAAAGTAAAACTCTTGAAAAACTTCTTACTCAACTTGATGCATGGATGGTTGATGAGGGCTCTTGCCATCATTTCGCAATCCAAGTTGAAGGTAAAGAAATTTACCCATTTGGAATAATTAACCGTCCATTCTTTCATCTCGATCAAGCAGAAAGAAAGCTAGAAAGCTTGAAAAGCGAAAATCCAGAAGTGGATTACTACATTACCGCAGGTGCCTTTGATACCTCTTTTTTAAATTTTGAAGATGAGAGTGCGCCAATGTGGGAACGTATTTGGCTTAATCAGCATGAATTGCGTTTGATTAAGTTAAGTGTTGAGAAAATGGAGGAAGTTGAACTAGAAAAGTTAATCCCAAATTACAAGGACGTTTTAGCTTGGCAACAAGAACAGAACGTTAGTCATAGCTGTCATTACTACTTTGCTCAATCATTCGATGATTCGGAAAATGAGATTAGCACATCATCACAATTTTATTTCAACCTAAAAGATGCATTGATCGCTAAGTTGTATTTTGAAAAAACAATGCCTAAACGCCGCTTCAAAATTAATTCTGGCGTTATGACTACGAAAGGATTGATGAAGCTAAATGGTAGAACAAGCGACCATTTTCAAGAATTAGTTGATGCTCATAAAGAGCGCTTAGCCCTACTTAAAAATAAAGGAGTTACTGACAATGCGTAACGACTTACAAAACTTTAAAGATGCCAAAAACATGACGTTAAATGAATTGGTTGAAGCGCGTAAAGAAGCTAAAAATGATATGGGTGATATAAACGCCCTACTTCATGCAATTGAGCTAAGTCTAATGGATAAATTAAAGGACCATGACTTAAGCAAACTATCTTTCGATAAAGTATTTCGCCTTATTGGAGTCGCTAAAACTCAGGCGGAAATGTCTCAGGATTATAACAACGGCGAACTTGCTCAGTTAACTGGTGGTCAGTACCAACTTGATGAACTGACAAACTCTGATTCACATTTAGATTTGCACCAGGATGCGCTCGAAGTAAATACAAACCAATTAGCACCTGCTAATGCTGCTGTCTCTAAAACAATTTCAGAAGGCTTTAAGAATGAAAAACGGCGTTAAATACGCCGACCTCGCTAATGAGGTGAAATTCGAGGCGTTTCTAATATGGCTTATAAAGATTGGGTATCGTGGAATTGTTAGACCTTGTGGGCGCATGGAATTTTACTGCGTCACAGTTAACAAAGCTTTTCCAAGAAACGTGCATATCACGTATGACAGGAAAATGAACAAAGCAGCTACTCAACTTTTTAAAGAATTTGAAAATCATTTGAAGGCGTGATTATGAAAAGTGTAATTGTAATTTTTCCTAGACGGAATGGGCTTTCACACAAGGTCAGCCTTCAAGATTTAAAGCAAAGATTAATCAATCTAACTAGCGATGTAGAGCTAAAGAAAGTAGATCAAATGCTTGGGATTGATTTTGAATGCTTGCCACATGACGAGCTTATTAAACTAGCTCGATCTGGAGTTATAGAGCTAATAAATTCAGAGGCTCGCCATAGTTTAACTAAACAAAGTATTGGATTGGTGAGCAGCTTTCTAAAACGGCGATCCAAAGAAGAATGGAAAAAATATAACGATTCCTTGACGTTTGATTTAGAAGCAGCAGCAAAGGCACGTGCATTTGAAGAAGCTAACGACATATTGCCTGAAAGCACTTAAACCCCGTTCGCAACCGTATTTGAAAAATAGGACATAGAAATGAAAAAGAATATTACCCGTGAAAATGTGAACTCATTTGAAAGCAATGTTGAGGATGTGGTTGCTTATCTGACAGATCTATTAACTACTGGCGAAGAGCCAACTGTTTTTGAAACTCTTGCAATGGGATGGATTGGCACTATCAGCTCGCGCTTTGAAAAGTTATTTAATGAGGCGAAAATTACTCACACAAAACGCCCAACATTCCCTGCTGAATTCTCAGCAGAAATGGAAAAGTATGAGGCATTAGTTAAATCTAAAGGTGAGGAATCAGAAGAAGCTAGAAATCAATTTATGAAAGCAATGCTTTTAGCTCCTGATTGGTTTAATGACATGGCTAGAGATAAGGCTAAAGAAATGGGCTTATTGCCTAATGCAGTTTATTGCCTTGAAGACGGAACTCAAGTTTTTACTCCTGAGCAGGTAGCTGAGCATCTGGGTGTGCCAGTTGAGGATGTCATTAAAAGCATTGGAGAAATGAAATCCTTTCAAAAGGAGCATGGATTGAAAGGATCTGAGCGCCTAATTATCGATCCATCTAACCTTCAGAAGATTCATTGAGGTGATGGCATGAATAAACATGGTAATAATTTTGATCGTGCAGCTTTTGACGCTTGGCATTTTAAAGACTGGAACGACAACTGCGGAAATGAGCTAGATGAAGTGGAAGCAAGACACTTATATAACCGTGTCTATAGTAGTCCAGCAAATAGTAGAGAGCGCGAACGTAGTTTTATAGCTTGGCAAGCAGCTACAGAGCAGGCAAACAAGAAACTTGATGGCTGCATATTGGTACCGATCACAAATGAAGTGGTCATGGTTATTGAGAATGTGATACAGCAGCAATGTGATGCCAGTGGAGTACAAGAGCCACTTCACCGGTTAGATGGATGGCGGGTCCTTGAGGAAATTTCCGATTCATTGAAGGCAGGTAGCAAATGAAACAAAACCAAAAACCACCTCTTAACACTGCTACTCTATTGGCTCTACAGTACCAATCGCCCGTAGTTAAGCTAGAGGATCTGATAGATGACTACTTGCCCCATTTATCGCTACCAGTAGCTAAGAAAATGGCAAGAGAACAAAAGTTGCCTTTTCCAGTTTTTAAGTCTGGTGAATCAAACAAAGCCCCATGGATGGTAAGTATTTTTGATTTAGCAACTTATATTGATAAGCAAAGATCCATTGCTTCACATGACCACACGGCAATGTCTGGATAAATAAAGGCCCCGATTAAGGGGCCTTACTTATAACACATCTATTAATTTTGCATTTTGAGCTGTCTTTAATGCTTCTGTAAATTCAAGCGGCTTTTTACGGATAATATCAAGATTAATATAGCGCTTAAGGCTATTCAAATCATCATGTAAGGTGTACTGCATGATGGTTGCAATACTTGCCCCACCTTCTGCAAGTCTAGTTGCAGCCTCATGGCGAAGGTCGTGAAACTTTAAATCTACTACACCTGCTTTATCCCGGTACTTGCGCCAATTATCAGCAAGTCCTTTCCGTGAGCAAGGTATGAGCATTTCTGGATCACCACCACGCGCAAGCATCCTTTTTCTCATAACTGGATCAAGAAGCATATCGATTACTTTTTCTGCTCTCTCATCAACAATGAACCACTTGTCATTCCCATAAGAGCCATCCGGGTGTTTAATTCCTTCAACGAACCATTTCTTATTTTCTCGATCATAGTTATCTATTTTTAAACGGACAATTTCATTTAAGCGTCTAGATGTGTAAATAGCTAACCACATGATTAAAAATATCGGAGTATTAGGATTTTCGCTTAAGTAAAAATCCATATAACTGATTGTCGTGATTCGCTGAAGTTCTTCATCTGTTGGCAATCTATCGCGCTCATCAGAATCACCAACCATCCTAGCCTTTCTTAGCCCCTTAATAGCCTTTTCAAACTCAATTGACTCAATGGGCAATCCCCAAACAAACTCAGCATAATCTAGAACTGACTTCATGCACTGAAGGTCAAAATTTACTGTTTGTGGTTTTACAGGATCCAAAGAAACTAAAGCGTTAGTATAGCCATCTCCACGGCGGCGGGCATGGTCCCCAAAATGCGTACGCTTCAATGAGCAAATGTTGATTTGTGCTATATCAAATTTTTGAAGCATCTCAAGAGTAAACTTTTTAGATCGGCCATAGTTCGTCACCTCTTCCATATACTTTTGTATGGCTGCACCAAAAGTCATTGATTCGGATACTTGACCGGGTTTGATTGACAAAAGCTCAGGATTCTTTTCTAATTTGCGCTCTTGGTCCTTCAACCATTTTTCTGCTAATGATTTGGTGCTGAAAGTTTCGGTGTCAAAGTAATTAATCCCTTCCTTTGCTTTCCGAACATTGATTACAGCCTTATATCTAGTGCCTTTAGACTTTGATTTAAGTGTTGTGATATAGCCCATCTCTTGCAACCATTTTTTGAATAAGAGAAATTAGTTGCATTATAGTTGCAGAAAAATAGAAAAAGATCAAAAAAGATTAATAATGATCTAAAATGTTTAGTGTTTCATAGGTGCTTAAATGTCTGATTTAGAAATAAATTCAATTAAATCAATAACACCACGCATAAGCGTGGCTCCTATGATGGATTGGACACCAATATTAAAATAGTAAAATCATTTCAATAGCTTAACCGATATTAAAAAATCAATAGTTGCAAAATAGTTGCATTAAAATCCTAATTTCTTCTAAAAAGATTTGAAATAACGGTCCAGTCAAAGGGTACTCTTATGGTGAGTACCCTTGATACTATCGAGGGTAGTTTCATCACTTACTAACCAACTTAAAGTTGGTTAGTTGAAACTAACTATCTCAAAGCTAGTTACACTGAGTGACTTTGAGGTACTCAGTTGTGAGTATCTTTAAGCTACTTGCAAAATTAACATGGTGACTTAAAGTCATCATGTTATTAACTTTCTCCGATGGTGAAAGTTGAACATAAGCAATCCTTCATTCACATTCCTAAAAAGTCAGGAGCGTACCTGATACTCTCATTCTGAGTATCAGATGGTCTTCCTCAATTTGAGGACGCGCTATTACCCCTAAATAAGTAATTTGACTGAACGGAAAATTGCGCTAACCTTTATAATCAATTGGATAGCTGAATGGTCATTTTGACCATGTAGCTTTTTGGTTTCGGAAAATACCGAAATCAATTTAAAGGTATGCCTGAAAATCGGACTGAGCTAATTTTTCAAATGTCTGGATTTCGGACATTTGAACTAAAAAAGGTTTGCTGTTGGGGAATTTCCCAATACCAACATATTGCACTTTATTGGCAAAAACCAAAAAACTAAAATTTAGGCAAAAAAATAAGGGGTATGCCAACTAGACATACCCCTTTTACGAACGCCAAAATTGGCGCTCGTTAATCATTATTTATTGTGTTGCCTTTGCCAATGCTGCGTGTCTTGTTTTGCAATCATTATATTTTGCAACTGTATCAACCGACCAGATCATTAAATCTTTGCCAGTTGTGCCCTCGATCTCATTTAAATTTGGGCACGCCAGAATAAGGTTAGCTGGTATTGCCGGCTTTAATAAGATCGTTGATCTGGTACACCCCGTCATCATCAATACAGCTAGACTTATAAACAGGACGCTCAACGATCTTTTGCACTTCACGTTCAATATATTCGACTTTGCTCCTTTGCTCTGCTTTGACTTGTTCATATTCTGCGCTCACTTTATTGATTTGATTTTGCTTGACTGCTAAGGCCTCTAAATTTTTCTTCTCAATTTTCTGGATCTGAGCCAAGCATTTTTGGTCAGCTTGATCTAGTTTCCCTGCCAAGTGATTTGTGTACCCAATCTGAATGAAGTACAAAATTGACAAAACGATGATCAAGGACCAACGTTTATTGTTTAAAACCCAAGTCATGAATTAGCACCTACACATTTTTGATATCGATCGATCTGACGCAACCACACGCCATAGCAGCCATTTTTACGAATAGAGCAATCACGTTTTGCAACGTACTTATACTTAAGTAGTGAGTCACAAGCTGCTTTGTATTGACCGGCTTTTAAATGCTTAACCATTGACGATTTTGCGAATGTTGGAACTCCGTATTGATATGAGAAATCAAGGTAAAGGTCATATTCAGTTTGCGATAATTTCACGCCCTTCAATGAATCTTTAAATGCCACTTCACGTTTAGCCACATCATTTCGCAACCATTTATCTGCGGTTGCACGTGTAATTGGTGGATCCGTCATTTTTACTGGTGAGCCATCTGGCTTAAATGTTGAACCATAGCCCTGTGTTGGTCGGTCCCCTTTGACTGGTATTACTGGCTTAGAGGTATACCCTTCATCGTTTTTTACGCCCACAAAAAAAGCAGCTGAAGCTGCTAAGAATGCTGCGATATATTTAGTCTTGTTTGACATTGCATTTACTCTTATTTTCTAGGCTATCTAAATAAGCCTTGTGTGCAATTTCATCACGCTTGTTTTTCTGTCTAGCGTAATACCAGTTCATAAAAAAACCGCCTAGACCAATGATGATACTTACCCAAAACGCCAAATCGATTGAGCCAACGTATGCTGAAACTGCGCCCGCCACACTACCCCCGTAGGTTGCCCCTTTACTTGCCGCCAAAGCGGTTGATGTATCAATTAGTTGCTGATTATCTGGCATAAAGCCCCCTAATTTAGGCAATAAAAAAGCCCTGCACTGCTGCAAGGCCTGTAGTAGTTTGTTGTCTTAGACAGTAAAACCAGATGCAATACGATCAAGCTGGCCTGAGCGGATTGCTTGTGCCTGTGTTGCGGATGCAGTCTGCGAAGGCATGATAATTATTGGCTTAATACCATTAGCC